CTTGAATGCAACACCGGCAATCCCGAACGCTGGCACCTCAATCACTGCAATCCCCAGTGGTTCCAATGTTGCTTTCACCATGTATCCCGAGATTCTGGTGAAAATTAACTTTGGCCAGCACATGTACTACAACGCTACCGCCAACGCCTAAGGAGTAACTTAAAATGGCTATTTCACGCGCACAGCTACTTAAAGAGCTGCTCCCCGGACTTAACGCTTTGTTTGGTCTGGAATATGCCCGCTACGGCGAAGAGCATAAAGAAATCTACGAAACCGAGACATCGGAGCGTAGCTTTGAAGAAGAGACCAAGCTGTCTGGTTTCTCTGCTGCACCTGTCAAGAACGAGGGCCAAGCCATCCAGTATGACAATGCACAGGAAGCATGGACTGCTCGCTACAACCACGAGACCATCGCCTTGGGCTTCTCGATCACCGAAGAGGCGATTGAGGACAACCTGTACGACAGCCTGTCTGCTCGTTACACCAAGGGTCTGGCCCGTGCTATGGCGTACACCAAGCAGGTTAAAGCTGCTGCTGTTTTGAACAACGGTTTCTCGTCCCAATACGTTGGCGGCGACGGCCAAGCTCTGTTCAGCACTGCTCACCCGCTGGTCAATGGCGGCACCAACAGCAACACTCCCGCTACTGCGGCTGATTTGAACGAGACTTCCTTGGAAGCCGCCGTTATCCAGATCGCTGCTTGGACGGACGAGCGTGGTCTGTTGATCGCTGCTAAGCCACGCAAATTGGTAATCCCGCCTGCTTTGATGTTCGTTGCTACCCGCCTGCTGGAAACAGAACTGCGCGTTGGTACAAACAACAACGACATCAACGCCTTGAAGAACAACGGTTCGATCCCCGAGGGATACACCGTTAACCACTTCTTGACCGACACCAACGCTTGGTTCCTGACCACAGACGTACCTAACGGTTTGAAGCACTTCGAGCGTATCGCCTTGCAAAACAGCATGGACGGCGACTTCGATACCGGCAACGTCCGTTACAAGTCTCGCGAGCGTTACAGCTTCGGCTGGTCTGATCCTCTGGGCATCTACGGCTCGGCTGGTTCTTACTAAAAGTAAGGGTTTACCCCTACTTGGAGGCCCCTTCGGGGGCCTTTTTTATTGTCCAAAAACTGTCACACATGCCGCCGGGATTCTTGGTAGGATGCTTTTGCAGCGCCGTGCTGCACCATTTTTACAGGGGAATATCATGGAATTTACGTTGACTATTGATTTTGGTTTTGGCGAGAAAGTTGAATTCAACACCACCGAATTTTGGAAGACCGTGGCTATGGCCAGTTTCGTTGAGCGCATGGAAGGCATCGACGAAGAAGTAGCCGATGACGAAGAAGACGAGGAAGAGTACGCCTACGACGAAGAAGGCAACGCCTACTGGCTGGACGAAGAAAACGAAGTCTGGTACATGTACGACGCTGACGAAGACGACTGGGTTGAAGTCGACCTTGAGGACGACGAAGACGAGGCAGAAGACGAAGAGGAAGAAGTCGCTGCGTAAATTTACTCACTACAGTGAGTAATCCGTGGGGGCTTCGGCCCCCATTTTCTTGGCTAAGCGTTCGTTATGGTGGTGGATTCGGTGGCAGTTAGCACACAGGATTACGCACTTCTCGGCTTCCTTGTATGCTTTTTTGAACCGGCCATTTTTTGCCAGCTCGTGGACACTGTATTCTTTTGTACCGGGGGGATGGTGGAAATCTATAACGGCGGGGTGTGATATCCCACATTGGTTGCACATCAGGGTTGCTTTGTATGCGCTCCATTTTTCCTTGCTCGCTTTCCTGTTTTTCTTTACCTGTGTCTTGTGTTCCTTGGCGTTGGCTGCATAGTGCCGGGCAGAATAAATTTTACCCATTTCCTTGCGTTTTGCGGGATCTTTGTACGGCATGTTGACACGGCCCAAAAATAGTGTATATTGCGGTTAACCGGGTTTACCGGTACATTGAACTGTCCCGGCAGACGACATACCGATCAATGTACTTATCTTGTATGTAAGGATTATTGCTATGGCACGTTCTACCTTTGAAGGCCCGGTTCTAGCGGGCGACACACGTTTTGGCTCCCTGCGTAACGTAGGTTACGCCGAACTGGTTCAAGACGCTTATATTGACCTCTCCAACACCACTTCCGGTACCAGCGGTTATTCCGGCGGTTCGGGTCAGTTTGTTTTTGCCAACGGGATTCCTAACGTCCCCGGCCAGCTTTACACCCCGTCTACAGGCTACCCCGCTACGACTGCATCCCCAGCTACAGACGTTAGCACCCAAGTCTATCGCGGAGTTATTTTCTATTTGCCCACAGGCTGCACAATCCAAGACATTACGTTGGATTACATCTTGGCCATTACCGGCGAAAGCGGCGCTACGCTGTCCGACGTGAGCTTGTTTGTTTCTAACGGCGTAACTTTGGCAGGCGGCACCGCTGTTTACGGCACGGTTCAGTTGGGCACCACGTCTGTTGGTTCTGCTGGTCGTAAGTCGATTACCTACACTGCAACCCAGTTGACTAACCTGCTGTCCACCACAACCGACATCGTTGTTGGTAACGGCCAGCCTAGCCTGTCGCAAGTCGTGGTTACGTTGTCGATCACCGGCACATCCGTGGCAGCGCCTACCGGAGGCAAGTTCAACTTCTCGTTGCGCTATACCCAGCCAGACAACAATATCGGTTCTACGACTGCTTACCCCTACGGTAACTTCGACTAATTAACCTCGGGGGCTTCGGCCCCCGATTTACAGGAGATTAGTTATGGGAATGCAAACCGACGTAAAGTCGTTTCACGTTCAGACCAGCACGTCTAGCGTGGGCACTACAACCCGCACTCGCTTAAAAGGCGCGGTTGTTTCAAATACCACATCCGGCACACCGGCAAACGTGTTTTTTGCCAACAACGTGGCCTTGGCTGGCACATACAGCATTTCGACGACAACGGTTACTGTTACTGTTGCTGCTGGACACGGGCTTACAACTGGCGTTCGCGTATTTTTGGACTACACGTCTGGCAATGGCACAGACAACATCTACACAATCACCGTCACAGGCCCGACCACATTTACGGCAACTGTACCGTCTTCGTCAGGAACTGGTAATGTGTCGGTCTATGCGCAAGCGTTGATGGAAGTTGATATCACAAATAGCGTGCCTGTCTGTGTGACCATCCCCGGCGAAGGTATTTTGGCCACTGATGGTATTTATGTAGGCGTCCCTGCCAACATTGCTGCTACGGTGTTCTATGGCTAAGTCACCAGCATGGCAACGCAAGGAAGGCAAGTCGGAGAAGGGTGGCCTCAACGCCAAGGGGCGAGCCTCGGCCAAAAAGCAAGGTATGAATTTGAAACCTCCCCAGCCGGAAGGCGGCAAACGGCGCGACTCCTTTTGCGCAAGGATGAGTGGGATGAAGAAAAAACTTACCAGCGAGAAGACGGCCAAAGATCCGAATTCGCGTATAAACAAGAGCCTTCGGGCTTGGAATTGCTGAGGTAGGATATGAACGACCACAACGCCAAAGATGTCGTAGACGGATTTGCCATATTTACTACTTTGGGCACTATGATGGAGTTTTTGCCAGCAATTGCGTCGCTTTTTACCATTATATGGTTAGGTATACGTATATACGAAAGCGACACCGTGCAGGCAATGTTTAACCGTAAGGCAAAGGGTAAAGACAATGCCCTCGACGAGTAAGAAACAACACAACCTGATGGCAGCGGTGGCCAAGAACCCTGCGTTTGCCAAGAAGGTTGGTATCAAGCAAAGCGTCGGGGAGGACTTCCTCCAAGCCGACAAAGGCAAGAAGTTTAGGTCAGGTGGGTACACTCGGCCTAGCGTAGAAGGCGTTAACCGGCCAAAGACCGATCACGGTCAAGAGGCCTTATTTGCAAAAGGTGGACTTATGGCAACGAAAAAAATGGTAGCAGATAGCAAATCAATGGGCGCAGTGAAAACCGCAGCCCCCAGCCGTGACGGTATTGCTGAGCGCGGTAAGACCCGTGCTTTGATGCCCAAGATGGCTGGTTCCGATACCGGTATGAAACGTGGCGGCAAAGTCCGCAAGTAAGGAATAATCATGAAAATGGATCACCCACCCATGATGAAAGAGCAGACCCCTGCTCACAAGATGAACAACGAGTTTGTGATGCCGCACGCCGCAGGGCACAAGCACCACAATGACTTTATGCGTCCCCACGCTGCTGGTCACAAGATGCACGCCGATCACGTCAAAGCGATGTGCGGTGGCGGCATGACCCGCAAGTAAGAGCACACCATGATGGCCAGCCGTGGGATGGGGGACGTCAATCCCTCAAAAATGCCCAAGGGCAAAAAGCTCGCCCGCCGTGACGATACTGACTTTGAGCAGTTCGCCAAGGGCGGCGGGGTCAATGCTGCGGGGAATTACACAAAGCCCAGTCTGCGCAAGCAGATTGTGTCCAAAGTAAAAGCCGCAGCCACCCAAGGCACCAAGGCAGGCCAGTGGTCAGCGCGTAAGGCGCAGCTTGTAGCCAAGAAGTACAAGGCTGCTGGCGGAGGTTACAGAGATTGAAAGCACCGCAGCAATCGCTCAAGGATTGGACAGCGCAAAAATGGCGCACCAAATCTGGCAAAC